CTCCAGTTACTTGTCTTCCATCCTGCTTTAAAAGCTCTTCTTCCCTGTAAGAAGTGGGGGAAACATCCCTGTAATCGAGGGCTTTTATGGAATTACTTGGGTCATCTACATAAAGGAAGCGTGAAGGGGCAATAATGGCCTCATCTTCATCCAATGACTCCCTGTTTGAAACGAGGAACATCTTCCAAATATCCATGTGTTGCCTGTCTACTCTCATCCTTCGCATGGTTGTAAGCTCGTCTTGGATAGACTCAAGAAGTTCAGGTTCTCCTTTAGCGTAGAACTGGTTTAGTCTGGGTACGTCTGAGCCTTCTGCAAACGGAAGCTGTTTATGATTATAAGGATTGGGGCCGTCTCGAATAACTACGTCATTGGCAACGATGATAAGTTTGTCTGGCCTTCTCCCCCAGTAAAAACAGACTTCTACTTGGTTATCTCGGTCAATTCCTTGGGGAGGGGTATAAAACTGGTAATAATTCAAATCCCCGCCTGGTCGAACAAGCTTGGCTACCCCGAATTGGTCGTTTATTGAACCCACGAACCATTCCTGGAAAGAATCAAAATTCATAATGAACCTTCTTATACAATCGTTGGCTTTGTATCGGCCCATATTTATTGTTCGGGCCATTTCATCCAGATAGAAGTTTCTGAGGTCTATTGTTTCTCCGTAAACATCATCGAAGTCAAAAACGTTCTTCTCCACATATTCTTCTATGTTCTTCTCAAGGTCGAACTTTTTGAGGACCTTAACTGCTCTTTTATCCTGCCAGTAATCCTCCTGCCAAACGGTCTTGCCGAGGATTAAACCCTGCTTGAGGGATGCGTAAAGCTGGAGGTCTCCGTCTCCTATTTCCCAGGTATAATCTTTCACATAATTTAGAACCTTGGCTTTGGCAACATCCTCTGGGCCTCTTCCCGTAACCGTGGGCTGAACCGTCTGGTCCACCATTTCTGCCAGGGCTCTTTCAACAATCGTGGTTGTAAACGGGGGTACTATATTAGATTGCCAGTCGTCTGCATCTTTCGGGGGTCTCCAGCCTTCCCATTGTTTTTCCCATTTATCCCACAAAGGGTCAAACTTACTTCTCCCGTTTTTCATCTGGGAATATCTGAGGTAGACCTTCTCCCTATCGTCTTGGATTTTTTGGGGTGGGGTATAGACTGCGTTTAATTTAGCGTCATCGTTCTTTCGGAAATTTAATGCCATAATCTAGTATAACACTAACTTTTTGCAACCATTGAAAAATAGGCTCGCATACTTACAAATCACGCAGGGTAAATATTCCGTCTAACCTGCTTTCTTTCTTCTCTGTCTTTGACTGGAAATGCCAGTTCCAATTGGGAGGCAAGAGCATCTATTAAGTCATCGTTTTTACTCTTGGGGAATCTTCGAAGCTCATCTTCCAGGTAATCGGTGAAAGGGATGTATTTGTTTAGGAAAATGGAATTGGTTTCAAATCTTGGCTGGAGCCCTGTGATTCTTTGGTCTTTGGATTGTTGGGTGTGGGTAAGTTCTTTTAAGGGAATATAGTGGTTTTTCTGTTTCATTTGGTCATATATGAAATATTGCAAAGTTTTTTGAAATGCGGTTGTTTCTATCCCGATACTCATTGGCTTCCATTTATCATCCCAATAAAATATTTGGTCTATCAGGCGTTTCGGAAGGCATTGTTCTCTCCAGAGGTCCAGAATATACCAATCGTTATTTGCATCTACCCCCACACAAACCATCGTTGAAAAGTCTGAACTTTTGTCTTCTGAGGCGGCAGGGTCGATGGTTATAAATTTATTGAGGTGGAGTCCTCGGATATCTGTTTCCTCATAATACTTAAATTGACCTTTAAACGTGGCTGTTTCTTCGGGAACGGGGTTCAACATATACTGGGCTGCAAAATGAGTAGAACCCTGTTGCTCCCTGAGTTTTTTCAAAGTTTCCCATCCCAATCTTTTGGGAAAGAGGAGTTGTCCCGTATTCCATTCTCCAGTAAATGCAGGAAGCCTCATAACTGCAAAGTCTTCGATTATGTGATTGTCCTCTTCCTGAATCCAAGAATAGAGGTCATCCCAATGCCAGGTCGTACCTATCACAATGACTTTTTTGTGTCCCGTAGGACTTGCATCCACAATGTCCAGAACGTCCTTATAAAAACTCTTTATTCTTTCTATCTGGTCCTTGGTTCCGATATTTTCTCTGGCAACAAGGTCGTCTAAAATGGCTATGTTAAAATGGCTTCCTACAATGTTACCGCCTCCAACGGCCCATACTGTCGGCTCTTTTTGCTCGTAGGATTTTTCTCTGGCAATGGAAATTCTGTCTTCTCTCCAGCTTTCCGAGGTAGACGACATATCTCCGAAAAGAGTTTTAAAAGTTTCATTCTTTTGGATATGGTTTTTGATTTGGGAGAGGAACTGGGTAGCCATTGGATAAGTTGCATTGGCAATAAGTATCCTGTCATTGGGGTTATTTGCTATCCTATAAAGTGAATATCCTACCGTTACAACCGAAGATTTGAAGGTTCCACGGGGTAATAATAATAGTATCTTCTTTTTATCGACGTTATCGTGGATAAAATCACATACCTTTCGATGGAGTGGCTCATAAAGGTCAGGCCAGGCAAGCACGTCTCTTTGGAATTCGTATAAATGCTGAGAGTAGAAGGTCTTTTTTGCGCTTAAAAGGTCTTGGTAACTCTTTTCAACCTTCTCAATTAAGCTGGCCTTTTGGCTTATTGTATCCATCTGGTAAGATTATCCCTCCTTCCGTTTTGTTTACTTTATTTTTCTGTATCAAAAGACCTCTTTCTGCATCCATGGAGTTTTCTGCTTGTTCCACAAGAACTTCAATTGCGTGCATATCTACCTGGGGCTCATAACAGGTAAGAATTCCACGCATATAAACGTTTCCTTTGGGGGATTTGATTATAAGCTGTATCCCTTCTTGGGTTTTATGTGCTTTACCGTATATATAGATAGTATCCCCGTGGGTTGCGACCGCATCTACCTTCCAATCCTTTGCCCATTCGAGGAGTTCTTCAAGCTTGTCTTGTGCGTAAGAGGCAAGTTTATTGCGGTAAGTCTTCTGTGCGTTTCTGCTGGTTTCCAGGTAATTGGCCACCTGGTCATCTTCAGCCTTCTTTTGTATTTTCTCTTCCTTGCGGTACTTCTGAACAAATGAAGGACCTCCTTTTTCTACCTGTTCTAAAAAGTCTACTGATTCGTTTGCTTCCTGCTTTTTTGTTTTAATTTTCTTTTTCATTTAATAACTTTGTGTTTGGCCATATATCTTTCTAAGTAGGTTTGAAATCCAGGCTGCTTGCTTTACGCTCGATAATTCTGTTAAGTGAAATCTGCCGTATTTCCCGTAGGCTGTGGTGACTATCTCAACCGTATTCCAACTCTCAACCATTTCCCCCAAGAAGTCTTTGACTGGCCTCACCTTTTTCTTGGGAGCTGCTTCTGGGTCAGGTTCCCTATCTGCATACTGCCTCCAAGGATGATTACTCTTGGGTATTTGAAACGCCATAACTTATCACCTCATCTCCGTCTTCCGTATCTTCAAACGTATCAAGCTCAATTATTTCTTCTTCTTTCCCTTTAAGTTCTTCCCCGCAGGCTGGACAAAAGCCATGAAGGGATTCAACCTCCTCGTTGCAGGAAGGACAGATAAATACTTGGCTCATATCGGGCTTTGTGCTTGAAAAGGTCCAACTGGAAAAGGAGTGGCTACTTGAGGAATTCTTGATATCTTGGGTTCATGTTGCCTGCAGTATTTATCTTTTATCCACCCAAACGGTACACGCCTCATGGTACAACCGCAAGCGTGTTCCCAAAACATTTTAGTTGGGTCTGGTTTGCTCATGTGAGTTTCTGGGTACTTTTAACCACTTTCTGAAAATTCTTGATTTCTTCCTGGACTTCATCGAGCATAACCATAAGTTCATCTTCTGATTTAGAAACAAGGTTTAGGTTCAATTTGGCCGTGCGTTGGTCTATTTGGGTTTTGGTTGCAGGATATAAGTCTTTGAGTTTACCAACTTCACGCAGGGCCTCAATTGCATTTCCAACTGTGGCTGCTTTGAGGGCTTGAGGTGAAGTTCCAGCTTCAATGATTTTCCTAAATTTCCTTCCTATAAGTGAATCCGAGAGTCCTTCTTCGTCTAAAACCTTCTTCATATAAGACTGAACCAAAGGATTACTCAAAACCTTATTGGCCATATTTACGGCATATTCTGGTTTAATATCGTAAGCTTTAAGAGCAGACTCCTTTTTGTTTCCTGTTTTGAGATAGTGGCGTGCAAGTATCCTTTGATTAACTGTTGGAGCTTTGAGAAGACCCATACCTTCCTATAATAAAATGGAGAAGGGGTATATGTCAAATAGGGTAAAGAAATAGGTCAAAAGTATGGGATATATTGGATACTAGGAAGAGGATTAAATTAAATTTATACAGATTCATGGGGGGTGTATGCACCCTCCTTATTGGTTCTATGTGATATGTGAATTATCCCAAGAATACGGGCTAATCTTGAATAGAAAATGAATGAGAATTACGTTTGATCCCTATCCCTTACTACTTACCTATT